CATCTTTATCAGCTAAAAACCGTACAACAGTCTAACGACAAAGGTACATGGTTTGGTTGGGAAGTGAGTAAGACAGGTCCAATTCAAGACGCTGCTACGTATCAACAAGCCAAAAGTTTTTCTGAAAGTATTTCTAAAGGAGATATTCAAGTTAAACATGGTGAGGAAGATACTGCTAAGTCTACGGATGGAGCAGCTCACTACTAAAAATTCCCCTCCGGGAATGGTTGCAACAGGGGTGGCAAAGCGAGAGTGGAGTCACCCCTACTAAAGAGGAAAGATGGAAAACAAATTTATAGAAATATTTACAGGTCTTAAAAGAGATTATGGTTACGCAGATATTAACTCTGCTTACAAAGATCCTGCTACAGGTAAACTCAAATTAAAGTATGGCTGGGCAGCTAAAGAATTATTAGAGTCTGATTATTTAGACCACCTTACAGGTAAAAAATCTATTGGTATCCAACCCTGTAATGATGAAGGACTCGCAAAGTTTGGAGCAATTGATATAGACTCAGATGAATATGACAACTTTGATTTAAGAAAGTATTTAGAAATTATTGATAAGAAAAATATTCCAGTAGTACCTGTCAAATCTAAAAGTGGTGGACTACATATTTATGTGTTTTTTAAAGAACCCGTTAAAGCAAGTTTTGTCAGAAATTTTTTAGATAAATTATTATTTACATTTGATTTAAAAGCATCAACAGAAATATTTCCAAAACAAACACAACTTGGTATAGGCTCAGATCAAAAACCAATCAATGGTAACTTTATTAATCTACCTTATTACAATCGTAATGAAAGAGTGGGTGTGAACCTAGACGGTACAGAGTTTACTTTTGAACAATTTATAAAAGTCGTCGAGGCTAACACAAAGACCAAAGAAGATCTAGAAGAGTTTGCAGATGAATTAATTAGACTCGAACTTACAGGTGGTGCAGATGAATTTATAGATGGTCCTGTGTGTCTGCAAAGATTATCAAAATCTAAACTAGATGATTACAGAGACAGATTTATTTATAACTACATGGTGTTTGCTAAAAAGAAATACCCTGATAATTGGGAAGAAAAACTTTTAGAAGGTGCAAGAAATTATATTGTCTACGATAACATATGGGGTGATGAGAAAGTAAAACAAAAAATTAAAGCTTACAAAAAAGATACTGCAGGTCATACTTGTTCAGAAGAACCTATCAATAGTATGTGTGTCAAGTCAGAATGTTTGAAAAGAAAATTCGGTGTAGCGTCTGACAAAGTTAAAAAGTTTCCAACACTATCTGCATTAATTAAAATAAATCATGTACCAGATCCAGAGTTTAGATTTACTGTACACTACAATGACAAAGTAGAAGGTGAAACTACGCAGCAAATAATTGCAAAAGATATCAACTATATGATGGACCAAGAAAAACTTAGACGTTTGATAGGCGCACACACTCCTGTCCCACCACCACGAATAAAAGACGATGACATGCAAACTGTATTAGATACTTTATGGCAAGGGATGAAGATAGAAAAAGCTCCTCCAGGCACATCACCAAAAGAAATATTACATAAACACTTAGAGGATTATGTTTATGGTGTTCCAGCTGTAAGTGATGCTGCATTCAGAAGTGGTAGTACATTAATTGATACAGATGGTTATGCTTATTTTGTATACGATCCATTTTATAATTTTTTAAAAAACAAAGAATGGAAAAATAAAATAGATAAGACAGGACAAATGCTAATAGATTTTTTTAAAGCGGAACTAGGACATGGTAAAAGATATCCTAAAAAACCAACACAAAAAAAATCAAACAACCCTGTAAGATGTGTAAAAATTCCTATGAGTAATTTTACAAAAGAAGAAAATGAAATAGAGATTTTACCTATGAAGAGTAAAAAAGATATTCTTTAATGACAAAGGTTACAAAAATATATGGCCCTCCAGGTACAGGGAAGACAGAAAAATTAATTAGAAGAGCTATGGCCTACATAAGAGTAGGTACTCCTGTAAATAAAATAGGTTACTTTGCATTTACTCGTAAAGCTGCGCACGAAGCAAGAGATAGAATGCTTAAAAAAAATCCTGAGTATAAAAAGAAACAACTTAGATATTTTCAAACGCTGCACTCTTTAGCTTTTCATAGTTTGGGATTAAAAGAAGAAAATGTTATGCAAGAGTATCATTACAATGATCTTGGAAAAGAATTAAGCATAAGAGTCAATGCTAAAAAAGATGCAGATGCCTCACCTTACTTAACTTGCGATAACGAATACTTTCAAATTATTTTAAAAGCAAAAGAAAAAGATATTTCAGTATGGGATGAGTATTGCACAGGGGAACATTCAACAAATGTAAAACCAGATTTATTAAAACATATTGAAGCAAACTACAATCACTACAAACATCCAGATATAAATAACTTAGTAGACTTTACAGATATGATTCATGACATCGTACAACAACCAAATAAAATTCCAAACTTTGATGTAGTGTTTATTGATGAAGCTCAGGATCTATCCCCAATACAATGGAAACTGTATGACATATTAAAATCTAAATCAAAAAATATTTATTTAGCTGGCGATGACGATCAAGCAATTTACGGTTGGGCCGGAGCAGATGTAGATAGATTTATTCAAGAACCCGCTACAGAAAAAGTATTATCAAAATCACGAAGAATTCCAAAAGCAGTGCAAGATGTATCTGAAATTATTACTGCAAGAATAGCAGGACTCAGAGCAACTAAAAATTATTTACCGAGAGATGAAGAAGGATTATGCAGCAAAATCAATAGCTTAGAAAATGTAGATCTTCACCAGGACAATTGGTTAATATTAACGAGAACTTTATCTCGGGCCAAAGAAATATGTGATCTTTTAAAAGTAAAAGGTTTGTACTATGAGAACAGACATCAAAAAAGTTATAACACTAAACTTTACAAGGCAATTATTAATCATAGTAAATGGTTAAATGGTGAAGAGGTGTCAGATACAGAATTAGAAGATATAAAAGAATACTTAGGCAATAGAGAACTTAAAAAAGATTTAAAATGGTTTGAATGTTTTGACAATGCACCATCTGATGAAAAAATTTACATAAGATTAATGTTGTCAAATAAAGAAAGATTAAGTGATGAAGCACGAATTAAAGTATCTACCATTCACGCTGCAAAGGGAGGTGAATGTAAGAATGTAATTTTAGTGTTAGACAATGCTAAAAAGATAAGAGAAGCGGTCACGAAAAGTATAATAAAGCGTGACGAAGAGCATAGAGTATGGTATGTAGGTTGCACGAGAGCAAAAAGAAATTTATATTTAATGAGAGCAAAAATAGAACGAAAGGGATATCCACTATGACAGCAGAAGATATATTTAAAGAATCATTTCCACAGTATACTCAGGTAGGCGGGAATCACTACACAAAATTTCCCATTCAACCTTACGAGTTTATTTCTAAAAATGATCTCTCATTCTTTCAAGGCAATGTTGTGAAATACGTTTGTCGTTATCAGCGGAAGGGGGGAGTAGAAGACCTTAAAAAGATTGTACATTACTGTCAGCTAGAGATGTTAAAAATGAACGACATGAAAAAGAAAAAGTAATGCCAAAAAAATCTACTGTACGCAAAACAATTAAGTTTGCTAAAAATAAATTTAATTTAGAAATTTATCTTGGACTAGAGAAAGACCTTGCATGGGAAATATTTCCTCATGATTACAGTGCAGCTTTATATGCATTTAGTAACAAAGATAAGATGACTAAAATAATAGAAAACAAATATGTATACGAGGTAAAAAAATGATTAAGTACATACTAGAAAAAATATATCATTACTCAACAGCTTTAACTTCATGGTCATGGCAAAAATTATATGGAAGTAGAAAAAAAGGATATGGTTATAAAAAATGAAAATACCTTTATTTGAAGCACAAACAGAATGGAATGAACCAGAAGAATATCCGGATCTAAGAAAATACGATGAGATTGCAATTGACTTAGAGACAAGAGATCCTGATTTAAAATCTAAAGGTAGCGGTGCTATTATTGGTAATGGTGAAGTAGTAGGTATTGCTGTTGCTGTACCAGGAAGAAAATTTTATTTTCCAATT